TTTGTTATTGTCTGCAGTTACTTTTAATCTAGACATTAATGCTGGGGATAATCTCATTTGACCCTCATCTCTTAATTGGATAGCTAAGCTATCTCCGAAAGAATTTAATCTTTCTACTCTTTTTCCTACTAATTTCATAATTTAATTATAATATTGGTTAATACTTTCTATTGCTGTTTCTATATCATTTGGTATTTTAAAGCTAAACATACCTTTTGGACTCTTTGCTGTTGTTGTACCATCAGATTGTGTGATAAAATTATAAACTCTTTTACCATCTGAATTAACAGATACATCAGTAAATAATACTACAGTAAACATTCCCTCCATAGTTATAACATTATCTACTAACTTACCTACTGTTTTAAATTTAAGTCTTCTATTACCTGATAAATCTGTCGATTGTTCTGCATGACCGATCATTACAAATGTAATGTCATCTCTCATATTTTTACCTGAGTGAGCTACCTCCCAAGCATGTAATCCAATCTCAGTAAATTTATCAAATCCACGTTCATTTGCTCTACGCATAAATTCATTTGCCATAACGTACTGAAAATCATCTACTACTACTGTTGTAATATGAGGCATATTTTCATTAATATGTTTCATAGTTTGAACTATAGTATTAGATTGATCAGTTTCTATATAATTACCATCTGGTGTATCTTTAGATAATTTTTTATACTTACCTTTCCACCCTCTAAAAGGCATAGGTTTTTGTCCAACATTAATTATAAATGTTGTCTTTGGGTTTAAGTTTTCTAAACTTGTGGACTTCCCTGAACCACTTTCTCCAATGATTAAAATTTCTTGTGCCATATTTATTTATTTATTTGATTTCTAATTGTCCGTTATCTTCTTTTTTAACATACTCATCTACTCTATTATATTTAAGCATGTCAGTCATTTGCATTACAATTCCTGATTCACCGTCTCTATTTTTCAATATATGCCAGTATATCATAGCTTGTGAATCTTTATCTGGATTAACAACAGGTAAATGATGAGGTCCATAAGTTTGCATGTTTAACATATATGGTTTATGGGTTATTAATATATAATCCGACCCATGGTATACAGAGTCTGATCCGAATATATCTTTTTTCATAGGATACTGTTGCATAGGATTTGTCAATCTTTCTGATTTTTCTATCTCTCTATTTAACTGACTTATTACTATAAATGTACATTTAAGTTCCTTTTTAAGTAACATCATCATTCTATATAACTTTACTAAAGATTCTCTCTCACTATCTCCAGCTCTATGTCTAGTCAATAAAGTATGATCTATCATGACAATGGTTCCGTATTCATCGTCCTGAGTTTTTTCTTGTCTCATTTCATGAAATACTTTTACAGTATTATACATCTCTTCTACAGTACCAGGTATATCTACATAATATATACTATATTTATTTGATATACTATTTACTACGTTTTCAGCTCTCTGATACATGTCATCATTTAAATCTTCATTACTAGAATATAATTCACTTACAGTTTTATATAGTTTGTGTGATATTTTCCTACCAACTTGTTTCATAGCTAACATCTCAAAGTTAAAAGATAATACTGAAAAATTTTCATCAGGATTACAATCAAACAAACTAGTTTCTAGATCGTTAGCAATTGATGATTTACCTGAACCTGACATACCTGCAATAGTCATGATAACATTCCAATCTAATCCACCCATTGTAGACCTATTAAATTTCTTCCATCTAGTTGCTAATGATGTAGCTAATCCTTTTCTTCTTTGATCCATATACTCTAATACTTCTTTACCAGCATTACGTATATGAGAAAATGTTAAACTTCTCTCAGACGATTTTTCCTCCATAATTTATATTCTTGTTGTTGTTTTCATTTTTAAGTTCCATGTGATCATGTACATCTACATAAACTTCATCTCTCAAATAATTTTTAAGAGTTTTTAAATATTGTAAACTATTATTATTTTTCTTTTGTGATATATAATATTTAACAATATCTAACATCTTATGATGATTAAATTTATTAGATTTTAATATATCTATATATAATTCTTTACATAGTTTTTTCTGTAATCTTAAACTAGCTTCATTACCATTCATACGTAGAATAGTTGCTGGATATATTTCATAAAATTCTGTGAACTCTTTATTATATTTTTCCATGGCAAGATCATCTAAATCTTCATCTCCTAATAAAAGATTATCAGCTTTAGCATCTTGAAAACTGTCTACCATACTTTTAATAAATCTAGTACCTTTAGAAGCACATTTAAATCCATCTAAGTCTATATCATCTACTTCTCTCTTTACCATAAGATATTTTAACCCGACTAATTTTGCAACATCTTTCATAGTAATAGTTTCTACAGAAATATATTCTCTTAATAAATATACTTTATCATAAGCATAACAATATAAAATAAAATATTCTTTTAATGTTAACTCATTGTCTTTCAACATGTTAATAAAGGGTTTACCAAACGCAATCATAATTTAAAAGATTTATCTAATAAATCTTTATAACTTATTTCTTGCATTTCTTTTAGATGAATATTAGGATCTTTTTCTTCTTCAAAAAAATATTCACTTGGTTCTGATTTATATATAGTATATATTTTCCCCCCTACAGAAATATTTTTAATCCATTTTTTCTTCGGGTTTATCAGATTTTTCAATAGTTTTATCATAGTTAGTAAAATTTAAAGAGATTAATAATAATATAAAATAACCAGCAAGATCCCATATAGAGTCTCCTGTTTTTTCTGTAATTCCTCCATTTTTAATTCTGTGAAGTTTATCATCTATTCTACAACATATTCCAAATTGTTTAGCTGTCATAGAATCTTTATTTTTATCTGTTGCAAATATAGATTCTCCTTGAGTTGCTGAATCACCATAATCATCATTTTTGCTAAGTAATACTTCTATTAATTTTGTACCTACTTGTTTTATTGAATAACTTGTTCTGCATCCATTTGTTTTCATATATCATAATTCATAATTAATAATTCAGTTCCTTTGTTCTGTTTTTTTCCTTTTTTTGCTCCAGAAGCTTTTGTAAACTCTTTTTCGACCCAGTTAAAATCTTCTTTAGGTAACCATTCAGATAATTCTTCAAACTCATAATAAGATAATGCAAATAATCCATCAATTCTTCCTAACATTTCACATAATATTTGATGGTCCCCTGTAGAAAAACCTTTACCAGAGTAATATTTTTCTTTCTTATAATAAGGAGGATCCACATAAAAGAAAGTAGTTGGAGAATCATATATATTAATTATTTCATGATAGTCTCTATTTTCACATTTAGTTATTTTGTGTAGCTTTTGCATAACATCAGGATTTATTAGTCTTTTCCTAAATGCGTCAAACTTAGAGTTATATTTACCTTTAAGGTCTATATATTTAGATTCCATTATTTTACTACCACTAAATACTTGTGTAGCAATGTAAGCATATTTCATGCCCATATCAAATGAAAAATCTTTAAAACCTAAGTCACATGTATTTTTTATTTCTTCTTGATATTTATAAAATAATTCTTCATTTTGTGACTTAATTCCAGAGTCTTCCATATATTTATTAAAAAAATGTGGTTCTGTACAACATTGAAACAAATTAACCATAAACCTATTTTTATCGTTATAAATAACTTCTTTCAACTTTGGTTTTTCATGAACATCTCCTTTAATATATACCCAAAACGCTCCTCCAAAGACCTCAACATATGTTTCTATATTATCTGGAATATGTTTACAGATCCATTTAGCCATTCTACTTTTACCTCCTATATAACTTATCATAATTCTATTTCATTTATTGATTCTATCCATTTACAATTAAATTCATCTTTAGTTCTTTTTCTTACCCACTTAACTTCCTGACTACCACGTACATACAGATTTATATATAAAGCTTCCTTACCTTCTACCATTCTTAATGTTCTACCTTTTCTCTGTATATTATCTAAGGCTTTAGAACTACCAGCTGCACATATTCCTAAAGAACACTCAGGTACATTTAATCCTGCATTTAAAGCTTTTACTGAACTGATTAATCTTGTTTTTGTACGACCATCTCCAAATGTTTTTAGAGCATTTTTCTTCTCTTTTAATTTCATTTTTGAATGAAAAGTAATACATTCTTCTCCTAAGGCACCTTGTAGTTCTTCAGCAAATATAATACTTTCACTGAATATTAATCCTTTTCTATCAGGAAACTTATTAACAATCTTTTTTATTATATCTATTTTATTTTCAGCATTATAACATATTTTTTTACGTTTTTGCATAGATAAATAAAATATATTAGCCCATTTAGCTTTCTCTTTATCACTAGATGTTTTATATTTAGTAGCATTTTGAAAAGCAGAAAACCGACCCCCTAATTCATTAGTTGCTTTATTAAATAATATATCATATTTATTATATTGTTTTACTTCATCTTCTGTAAAACTAACAGCTAAATTATATACTGTGTAAGGAGATATTAATTCCATATCTAAAGCGTCAAGAGTATCTGTTTTCTTAACTATTGGAGCGAATGAACTAAGATAAGATCTATATTCATCATTTTCTGGTGGAGTAGCTGTTAAACAATACATATTCTCGAATCTATTATTTTCATATAAATTTCTATACTCATATGATAACGTAGTATGTACTTCATCTACTACTAAAATAGAACAATCATAATTTTTCCATTTATATACTGTTTGTATACATTGTATATCTATTCTATCTTTATACTTAGACATACTCCATTTTTTTATCTCATCAGGCCATTCATTATCTCTTAAATTCTCTGTAGGAATTACAATTAATGCTGTATTATTAGGATCCTGATCTAGTATATGTTGAATAGCCATAAGTCCCATTTTTGTCTTTCCTATACCTGTTGCTGCTATAGATGTACCTTTACATCCTTTTTCTACCCACTTATTTATATGTTCTTTTTGTTCTATATCTTTAGTATTCATAATATTGAAGTTATTATATTTTTAATTTTACCTAATACTTGTTTAAATACTTTTCTAGATTTATCAAATACTATTGGTGTTATCTTTTTTAATTTACTATTTTCTTTTAATGTTTTTTTAACACCGTTTTTTAATTTTTCTTCGTCTTCACTTTCTGCTATTATTACTTGATCTAAATCTTTAAATTTATTATGCCATTCTTCATGATCGTGTGTTTTCTTTCCCATATTTAATTATTTTTTATAAAATTCTATTATTAACGAATCTCTTTGATAACTATAGTTTAAGTATAATTTATCTAATTCATAATCTATATTATCTCTATGTTTTACTTGTTCATTAGTTAATCCTCTATTAACTCCACATGAAGATAATAATGTAATTAATGTAATTATTAATATCATTATTAATATTCCCATTGAATCTGCTCTTTTATTTGTCATAATTTATTTTTTTTTATTAAGCTTGAGTACCACGTTCACCACCCCAATTTATCATTCTTAGAGGTGTTACTTTAGTTGTATTGCAATGATTACAGCATTGACCTTTCTTTATAGGTTCTGCATTATTACCTCCTTTATAATATA